TCGGCTTCGGGCAGGGGACGGCTCGCGTCCTATGATCAGTCCGACCTCGATCGACCTGTCGCGCGTGCCGTTCCCGAACGCGATCCACGCGCTCGACTTCAAGACGCTGAAGGCAGAGTTCCTCGCTCGCTTTCTCGAAGGCTGGGCGGTCCAGCGCGTCGCCGACCCGACCTTGCCGCAGTACGACGTCGAAACGCTGGAGACCGATCCCGTCGTGATATCGGCGGCAGAGGCATGGGCCTATCTCAGGCTTCTCGATCGGGGACGGGTCAACGATGCCGTGAAGGCTGTCCTGGCACCCCGTGCCACGGGCGCGGACCTTGCGAACATCGCCGCATCGCAGAACCTCGCTCGGCTGACGGTGATGCCGGCGACCGATAACGCGGCGGCCGTGATGGAGACCGATGCGGCGCTTCTCCGGCGCTACCTCCTATCCTTCGATCGTGCGTCGGTCGGCTCGATCGGGCGCTACCTGCTTGAAGCGTGGACGGTCTGGCCCGGCATGGGCCACGCCGTCGTCAACGGCCGTGCCGTCCACGGCCGCCTCGGAGACAGCGACATAGTCATCACCGGCCCGGGCGGCCGCAACCCGACGGCCGTCGAGATTGCCTTGGTCACCGCTGCGGTGCGGGCGCCCAACGTCAAACCGGAGGCGCTCGGCGTTGCCGTGATCGGCGCCACCCGGCGCGAATACTCCGTGGACCAGGTGATCGAGGTTCCGTCGATCGGGCCCGATGCCGAGGTGGTCCGCGAGGAGGCGGTCGCCCGCATCCGCGCCGTTGGCGACGCCCGCACAATCATCGGGGGCGAGGTGCCGTCCGGGCTGATGGCGGGCGCCGCCTACGGCGCGAACGTGATCCGGGTGCGGGACAACGCGCCAGTCGTGATCCCGGCCGATCCCTACACCGTCCCGGTGCTGACCGGGATCGATGTCGCTGCGGAGGTGCGCGCGTGAGCGAAATCCATCGGCCCACCAAGGCGAGCGAACTGCCGCTGATCGCCGCGCCCGCGACGGCCGAGCTCATCGGCCTTCTGGACGGAGAAACCGGCCGCGTGGCGGTCGCGCAGATCTCCGAGATGGTTGCCGAGGGCAAGAGCGCGTACCGCGTCGCCGTCGACAATGGCTACGAAGGGACCGAGGCCGAGTGGCTGGAAACCCTGGTCGGTGCGCAGGGTGCGCCCGGGGCCGACGGCGCGATCGGTCCGGTCGGCCCGGGCTTGCCGGCCGCCGGCGCTACGGGCTCGGTCCCCGTAAAGGCTTCAGGCGACGACTACGACGTCGCGTGGACGAGCTCGTTCTTCATCGACCCCGAGACCGGCTACTGCGGAATTGGCTTGTCGGGCGTCACCCCCGATGGGCCGCTCCACATCAAAGCGAGCCCGTCGAGCGAGGGTGCCATTGTCCTCGAAAACTCGGGCGACCCCGGCAAGCTGTGGTCGATCGGGCCGGGCTATCCCGGCAACTACTCAGGCGACGTGCTGATCTTCGCGGCCGGGGGTTCGATCACCGCAAACCATGTGCTCCGTATTCAGGCAAATCAGCCAATCGGCGCGGTGGAAGGCATCACGCTGCCGGATGGTAAGCAGATCGGCGCCGTAAGCTCGTTCGGCCTCGCCTACTACATGCCCTTCAGCGGGACGGCGAGCCTACTCGGGTTCCGGGGTGCGGTCGCCAGTGGCGTGGCAGAATTCCGGATGAGTGGAAGCTACCACGATGGTTCTGGGTGGGTGGGTGGCCCCGCTGTTTCGGCGTGGAACTCCGCCGCAGGCCCCCAACTCTCCGTGGGGACCATCACCCCGACCGCTGCCATCGACGCGCTCGGAGCCATTCGCACGCGCCCCTACACGGTGGCGACAGTTCCCGACGCTACCGCATCCGGTGCGGGAGCGATGATCTACGTGACCGACGCCGCGGCCGGCGCCAGGCCGTTCTGGTCAGACGGGTCTGACTGGCGCGACGCGGCGGGGGCTGTCCTCGCATGATCGGCTACCTGAACCTCACCGACGAGGCGGGCGAGCCGATCGATTTCGGGCCGCCCTATGGGCCGATCGACGGAGAGTTCGTCCAGGACCTGGTCCCGGACCCGGGGCCCTTCGAGCTCGCGCTCGGGGAGGCGCTGACCGATCGAATCGAGGTGCCGATCCGGGAGATCATGGACTCGTACCGGACGCGGGCGGAGTTCATTCCATTCCTCGCCGGTCACGTATCCGTCGATCTGTGGTTCGACGACTGGCCGGAAGAGCGCAAGCGCGAGATGATCGCCCAGTGCGCCGGCCGGTCCGTGCTCTATCCGGGCGAGCGGCTGGCCGACCTGAAGGGTACGCGCGAGGGACTGAAGCGCTTCCTCGCTTTTGTCGATGCCGAGATCGTCCGCGTGGTGTCGCACCCGACGCGGTTCGCGGTCGGCAGGTCCGGCATCGGCTGGCGCCCGATCGCGCATCCGCCGCTCACCGCACACTACCTCGTCAAGCTGCCGTTGAGGCGACCTGCAAACCCCTTTGAGGTGAACCGCTCTGCGATCGGGCGGGCCAGTATGCGCACCGTCGATCGCGAGCCGATCCGGCGTGCCCGGCTCGCCATGACGATCTCGAAGGCTCCGGAGACGCTCTACTCCGCGACCTTTGCCTGGCGCCGCCGCATCCGCCTTTCCGACGCCATCCCGCTCGACGGAAGCCACCAACTCGGCGGCTTCGTCGACCGCACGCGACTGTAGAGGACGAGCCGCATGTCCAGCCGCATGAACTTCGACGACGCTGAGATCGCCGAGCATGGCGACTTCAACAACATCGGCCTCTTTTCCCAGGCGGCGATCGACGACCTGGTCGCGGACGCGATCGGCTACCCGAACCACTGGGCGGCCTTCACCGTGGCGAAGAAGAGCTCCCAGGAGGTGACGATCTCACCCGGCCGCTACATCGCCGGTCGCGAGGTCTATTCCCAGGAGGAGGCGCTCAGCCTCAACCTGCAGCTCCATATCCCGATCGCGCCGTCCGATCAGCGCTGGGTCGCGATCCTCCTGCGCGGCGAGGAGGTCACGGAGACGGAAAACCGGGCCTTCGAGACCTCGGAGGACGTGGAGCTCTCGGTGCCCGTCATGCGCAACACGCCGAAGCGGATCCGCCGGCGCGTGACGGTTGTCGTGCAGCCGGGCGCGATCAACCCGGTGCCGGTCAAGCCGGCCGTGGCGGAGACCGACGCCTGCATCGCCTACGTACTCCTGAAGGCGACCGGCATCCCCGAGGATGGCGGTATCGAGCCGGGCGCCTCCACGCGGGTGAAGACGCTCTACGAGGTTGAGGGCCGCGTCGCCGAGTTGGAGGTCGATCTCTCATCGCTCTTCCTGCGCACGGCCGTCATCGAGACCCAGATCACCAACATCAAGGCGAAGCTGACGGAGATCCCGCAGCGCGAAACCATCCGGCAGATTCAGCGCGACATCGGCGCGAGCCGGCTCCTCCTGGACCTTCCCGACGAGGCGCGCTCTTACGTCTTCGACAATGGCCTGGTGCCCGATCGCTGGGATACCGAGCACGGCTCCTGGCGGGCGGTGGTGCGCGAGGGCATCCGCTACGGCTTCGAGTTCACCAATGGCAATCGTCTGGAGCCAACCGCTCCCGACGCGGACTCGGTCCGCAAGATCGGCGACCGCCTAGTGCCGGCCTATGACGAGGTCGCACGCATCGCGAACACTTCGATCGACACGACCGTCAACATTTCCCAGCTCGCCCATACCGAGGTCGAGGCGATCATGAAGACGGTGCCGCGCATCCGTCAGACCTACGGTCCGACGATCCAGGTGTGCGAAAACCAGGCCGGCTGGGCGGCCCTCGGCAACGCCGGCATCGGCACGATGCTTCGCCATAACGGCGAGGAGTTCGAGGTTGTCGACTACAAGGGCGACTGGAACGGCCTGCCGGACCATTCGATCTATGGCATCCGTCAGCTCCGCTACGAGATCGTCGAGGAGCCTTACTGGGAATACAAGACGGTCACCGTCGGCGTGAACGGCTCGATCTTCAGCGAGTCCGTGCTGGTCGCGCAGCCGATGATGTTGACCTCGCAGTCGCTCTACTTCTCCCGCGTGGCGGCCGACGGCGACGTCCATCTTCTGATCGTCGAATGCACCCCGGGTGCGGCGCCCCAGGTCGAGAAGGTGATCGCCGCGGCCACGCTGCCGCACGCGGGCATCGTCCAGGGCTGGAACAACATCCCGCTGCCGCTCACCATGCTGGAGGCCGGCAAGCGCTACGCCTTCGCGACGATCACCACCGGCGCGCACTCGCTTGGTGCATCGACCGGGAACAAGTTCGCCGGCGGCACCATGTTCCGGCTGACGGACGGCGCATTCGCCCAGGGCGATCTGGAGACCGATCTCGCCTTCATCTGGTACGGCGCGCGCTTCCGGTCGTCTCGCACGGTGGTGCCGTTCAACCCGATCGCGCTCCTGGGCGGCATGACTGAGCTCGATCTCCTCTACAGCGGCTGGGAGCCCGGCGGCACCAGATTGCAGTGGGAGATCAAGCCGGCCGGCCAGACCGAATGGCGGGCGCTGGAAGACGGCGACCCGGCAACGAACGCGCTGGTCGGCCTGCCGGCGTCGGTGGAGATCCACCTCGTGATGGTCGGCACCCAGGATCTGGCGCCGATGATCCAGACCGATGCGTGGTGCCGCTGGACTGCCTCGCGCAACCGCGGGGACATGAAGGCGATCTCCGAGGAGTTCGACTTCGGGCTTTCGACGACAACGATCCAGACCCTCTACACGGTCGACCAGTTCGATCCGGCCCATCACACGTTCGAGCCGCTGATCATGGTCGCCGGCATCGAAGTGGAGCCGGACACGACCGAGATCCGCATCGATCCCGACAAGCCGGAGCGGCGGCGCTTCCTCTCGACCTACACGGTCGCGTCCACGTCCTCGGCCCGCATGGTATTCGAATCCACCTCCGACACCCCGGTGATCGTCCCGTTCCTGCAGGACGTGTTCATCGCAGCGCTTTGAGGACCTCATGACGATCGATCCCGACCGCCGCTACAGTGTCAGGCTCGTCCACGTCGTCGAGCTCGACGGCAAGCCGAGGCTACGGCCGCTCGGCGACTTCCGGATGAAGGGCACCACCGTCCTGGAGATCCTGGACAAGTACGGGGAGGCCGCCTTTGAGCGCTGTGATCCCGAGTAGGGAAAACGACTACGCGATCGACCCCTCGGCCGAACTGACGGCCGACTTCCTTGGCGGCATCTTCGGCGACATGGCCGAACGCCTGCGCGAGCGCGAGCTCCTCGAGGCGTCTTTCGAGTCCCTCGTCGACCAGGGCATTCAGGCCTCGCTCGACTACATCCAGGCGACGCTCGCACCGCAGCTGGCCAGCCTGCAGGAGGACATCCAGACCGCCCAGGACCAGATCGAGACGATCGTCCAGGACGGCGTGGCGCCGAACTCCCTGAAGCTCGAAGGCCATGCCGCCGCCTACTTCGCCACGGCGGCCGGCCTCTCCGCGCACGTCGCGGATCTCGACAACCCGCACGCCATCACGCCCGCCCTGATCGGGACGATGACTGCGACCGAGATCGAGGCCGCGATCCAGACGGCGGTCGACGGGCTTCTGGGCGGCGCGCCCGGCGCCCTGGACACGCTCAACGAGCTGGCCGCGGCGCTTGGTGACGACGAGGACTTCGCCGCGACCGTGACGGCCGCGCTCGCCGCGGCGAACACGGCGATCGCGGCGCGGCTCCCGCTGACCGGCGGGACGCTCACCGGCAATCTGATCAAACAGAGCGCCGACCCCTACGACATCATGCACAAGACCGGCGTGGCGATCTGGAACCGCTATATCGGCGG